TGTTTGATGGCATGGATGATGAAGATGCCGCCATCATGGAAGACGGCACGATGGTGTTTGGCGCACAAGACCTGATGGTAGATGCGCCGATACCTTTCAACGCCAACCTAGCTGAAATCATTGACGATGCCGATCTAGGCAAAATCTATTCTAATCTGATGGCCGACATCGAGGACGATAAGTCTTCGCGCAAAGAGTGGGTTGATCAGTACACCGAAGGCCTGAAGTTTTTAGGCATGAAGTTTGAAGATCGCACTGAGCCTTTTGAAGGCGCATCTGGTGTGATTCATCCGTTACTTGCCGAGTCTGTCACACAGTTTCAAGCGCAAGCGTACAGTGAGCTTTTGCCATCTGGCGGTCCTGTCAAAACGCTTGTTGTTGGTTTTGCTACGCCGCAAACAGATCTGCAGGCGGCTCGTGTACAAGAGTACATGAACTACATGCTGACTCAGGAGATGAAGGAATACGATCCTGAGACTGACCAGCTGCTGTTTTATTTGCCCTTATCTGGCAGCGCGTTTCGCAAGGTTCACTTCGATCAATCACTAGGTCGCCCTGTCTCTCGTTTCATACCATCTGAAAAGCTGATTGTGCCCTACGGCACCACCAGTCTTGATGATGCAGTGCGTATCACGCATGTGATTGACATGTCGATGAACGAAGTGCGCAAGCTGCAGCAGACTGGGTTCTACCGCAAGACCAAGATCTCAGGTGAGTCTGATGACACGTCTTATTCATCAACTGACGTTGAGCAAGAGATCGATGAACTGCAGGGCGTGAAACCATCTGGTAGCTCTAGCGATTACGAAGCAGAGCTCATGGAGGTTCATGTAGAACTGGACATCCCTGGGTTTGAAGACAAGGATGCGCAAGGTGAAGAGACAGGTATCAAGCTACCCTACATCGTCACGTTATTACCAAAGCAAAACACCATTCTTTCGATTCGCAGGAACTATGTCGAAGCGGACGTTATGCGCCGTCGCATTGACTACTTTGTGCATTACAAGTTTCTGCCAGGTGTTGGTTTTTATGGTTTTGGTCTGACCCATATGATTGGTGGATTGTCTCAGGCATCCACTTCGATTCTGCGCCAGCTGATCGACGCTGGTACGTTGGCTAATTTGCCTGCAGGTTTCAAGGCTCGTGGTATTCGTATTCGTGATAGCGATGTGCCACTGCAGCCTGGTGAGTTTAGGGATATGGATGCACCCGGTGGATCACTGCGCGATGCGCTGATGCCTCTACCGTTTAAAGAACCAAGTGGCACGTTGCTGCAGTTACTTGGCATGTTGGTTGATGCAGGCCGTCGCTTTGCTTCTGTGGGTGATATGCAAGTTGGTGATGGTAACCAGCAGGCGCCTGTCGGGACTACGGTTGCGTTACTTGAGCGCGGCACTAAGGTGATGAGCGCGATACACAAGCGTATGCACTACAGCCAAAAGGTTGAGTTCAATATTCTTGCGCGAGTGATTAAAGAGTCACCGATCAAAGCGTATCCCTACATGATCGCTAACGGTCAGCCACAGTTGATGGCACAAGACTTTGATGATCGTATCGACATCATTCCTGTATCTGATCCCAACATCTTCTCCATGAGCCAGCGCGTCATGCTTGCTCAAGAGATGATGCAGATGGTTCAGTCGAACCCGCAGATTCATGGGCCTATGGGTATATATGAATCGTATCGACGTATGTACGAAGCCATGGGTGTGCAACAGGTAGAGCAGTTGTTGCCACCACCTCCGCAGCCACAGCCTGTATCTCCTGGTATGGAGAACTCTGCATTTTTACAGATGCAGCCTGCACAAGCGTTTGCAGAGCAGAATCATGAAGCGCACATGGATGCACATATTGCGTTATTTAAAACACCGCTTGTGTCTTCTGCCCCTCCAGGTCAGCAGCAAGTCATGGCCATGATTCAGGCGCACATCTATCAGCACATTGACTTCAAGGCACGCGAGATGGCGCAGCAAGACCCTGAGATCAAACAGATGCAACAGCAGATGCAGCAGACTCAACAGCAGATGCAGCAAGAAGCGCAAGTCAACCCAATGGCTGCGCAACAAGCACAGATGCAGTTACAGCAAATGCAGCAGCAGATGCAGTTGATCATGGAAGACAAGGTCGCTGAGATTACCATGCAGTTAACAGAGCAGCTGATTCCAGAGCTTGTTCCACAACAACAAGATGATCCACTCGTTGAACTGCGTGATCGTGAGCTTGATATCAAAGAGGCCGATCTGCAGCGCAAAGCGAGTGAGGCTGATCGACGCATTGATCTGGAAAGTGAGCGTATTGATAACACTGCAGACATGGCTGATGAGCGCATGGAGTTGCAGAAAGAGATCGCCGATATGAAAGATGACGTGGCTCGCGAGCGAATAGGCTTGCAGCGTTCTGCACAAATGGCTAAAACTGCAGAGAACATTGCCAAGGATTTTTTCAGGCAGTAAATCAAAAGAGGGATTTACAATGAGTTCAGTAAGACAGAAGATGGCCGCAGTTCAAAAGGCCATAAACAAGGCTGAAGAAGCATTACGACTTGGTGAAAAAATACTTCCTGAGTTAAAAGAAACTTCAGAGCTTGTTGAACAAAAGGTTGAGGAAGTTGCGGAACCAACACCAGAAAAGAAAGCAGCACCTAAAAAGAAAGCTGCTCCAAAAGCCAAGGCCAAGGCTAAAGCTAAATCAGCACCAAAAGGTAAGAAGTAATGATCAAGCGTCAAACGAGTTTTCCCCAACCTAAAGTCACTGATAGCAGTGTTTCTATCAAAGACCAAGGCACTGTGAACTATGCAAAGAGCGAGTCTGTGACTACGCCTACTTCGTCTGCACCTTATGGTGCTGGTGAGATGCGTGGTGGTGGCGTAGCGATTCGCGGTAAGAAGTTCAGCGGAATCTTCTAATTATGCGCGGAAGACGTAGCAGAGCTAGAAAAGCAGTAAGCAAAGCGCCTACTCGTCGCACTACGCCTACAAAAAGAAGCCGCACCAAAGTACGTCGGTCTTCCCGACCTGTTACGCCAATAAAAAGAGCGGTTGCTCCTAGGGTAGAAACACCTAAGCCATTAGCAAGAAGAAAACCTGTACCACCCAAAGTAGCAACACCCTATAAGCCAGTAGTTCGCAAGCGACCTACTCCACCTAAGCCTGTAGCTCGTAGAAAACCTGCGCCTGTTGTAAGAATAAAGCCTACCCCACCGAAGCCAGTGGCTCGTAGAAAGCCTACCCCACCGAAGCCAGTGGCTCGTAGAAAGCCTGCACCATCGAAACCTGTGGCTCGTAGAAAGCCTGCGCCTGTTGTAAGAAGAAAGCCTGCGCCTGTTGTAAGAAAAAAGCCTGCTCCACCTAAGCCAGTGGCAAGAAGAAAGCCTGCTCCACCTAAGCCAGTGGCTCGCAAGAAACCTGTTTCTAAGGCTAAGATTCGTGGAGAAAAAACAAATACTTTGCGTAGAACAATTATGCCTGTTCCTCGTAAGAAACCTACTCAACCAAAGCCGGTAGCTCGCAGAAAACCTACTCCTGTTGTAAGAAAAAAACCTAGTCCGCCTAAACCTGTTGCAAGAAGAAAGCCTGCACTACCTAAGCCAGTAGCTCGCAAAAAACCTTCTCCTAAACCTGTAGTTCGTAAGAAGCCGGTAGCTCGTAAGAAGCCTATTCGTCCGATTCCACCATCTTTAGGTATAGCCACAAGTCGGCCTACTAAAAGACCTGTTACTAAAGAGATCCAGCGCCTGTCGCAAATAAAGCCGATAACGAATCAGCGCCCAGTTAAAAAGCCAAGGCCTGTATCAAGACCAAGGCCAACGCCTAAACCTAGACCTGTTAGGCCAAAGCCGCCGACTCTTCGTAAGCCTGCTGTTGAACCTATACGCAAGAAGCCAACGCCTAAGCCTGCAGCTAGTAAAAGGCCAACTGCGCCTAAGATTCCTGAGAGCGTTCAAAAAAGAATTGAAGAGATGATAGCTTCAGGCCGAATGAAAGCACCTACGACTCCGCGCAAGACTACGCCTCGCAATACTGTCGCAAAGAAAGCCGCACCCAAGAAGTCTGTTGCCAAGAAGAAACCAACGCCCAAACCTGCTGCTCGCAAGCGGCCTACTGCGCCAAAGGTTCCTGAAAGCATTCAAAAAAGAATTGAAGATATAATCGCTGCAAGAACAGTGGGATCAAGACCTGATCGAATACCCACTAAAAGACCAAAGCCAGCTGCAGCAAAGAAAAAGGCTGCGCCTAAGAAAACTTCTGCTTCATCTTTGTTTGGATCTAAACTTTCAAAACGAGATTACAGTCGTTTTGATGGCATACCTGGAAGTGGAAGAGTAAGTAGCGGAACGACTACATTTGATAGATATGATCCTAAGACAGACACCTATTATGGCACTATAGGTGGTGTTGCAGGAATGATCCCCATATCAGTTAAAGGTTCTGAGGTTGGTGAAACATTTAAAAAGAACTGGGCTGCTGCAAACAAAGGATACACACCACCTGCGCAACAGACCTCACCGCAAAGAACTTCATCATCTGCTCCACAAGGCCCTACGCCCCCAGTTGTTAGACCAACAGATGGCGTTCAATCTGGATCTTTTGAGTCAAGATACGTTAATTGGTTAGCTTCAAAGCCTGTAGAGCCGCGAAGGCCTGGTGGCATGGGTGCCGCAAGCAAAAAGTATCAAGCAAGAAGAAAGAAGTACGAAAGCGATTTAGCCAAGTGGCAGGCTAGTAAGCCTGTGCAACCTCAAAGCTTGGAGCAGCCACAAATACCTCCAACTACAACGCCTACTCCTGCGCCTACTCCTGCGCCTACTCCTGCGCCTGCACCACCGCCAACTAGGGGGCCGATTCTGACTAATCAGCCTAATCCTGATCTGCCTCCTAGATTTGAAGACAGGTTTGTTAGGCCATTGGCACCATTGGGTACGCCAGATATGTTGATAGCCAGCAACATCGTTGGTCAGTCATTTGATCCTAGTGCAGCCATGCCGCCCATGCCCCCACAACCACCCGGTAGTGTGTTTGGTGGATACGGTCAGCAGGCACCGATGCAGGCCACTGCTCCTTTTGCAGGCATGGCACAAGCTAATCCAATGCCTATAGATTTCTTCCCAGGCGCTGTTCCAAACAGGCCAACCCCTAGGCCAGATGCGTTGCCGGTGATGTAGTATGGATTCAATCGCTTTGGCTTCTTATATCTATAAGAAGCTTGATCAATATGAGGAAGCTCATGTTGACTACATTACGTCTGGCAATATCAAAGATATGGAGGACTACAAGTTTGCGATGGGTGAGTTATCAATGCTTCGCACCCTTCGCGACGAGTTGAAAGAAGCGTTGCATATTGAAGGAGATCCCCTCGATGAGTGATCTATTATTAGATTCCATCGCATCAAAACCGTCCGTTACGGATGCATATGTGAGTGAGCAGGACCGGGTTTTAGATCCGTCTGTGCTAGATAAAACGTTAGTTGAAAGAATGCCAGAGCCTTCTGGATGGAGACTTCTTGTTCTCCCATACAAAGGCAAAGGTGTAACAGATGGCGGCATACAGCTGCTTGAGTCTACGGTGAGCAAGGAGAATCTTGCTACATCTGTTTGTTACGTTCTGAAAGTTGGCCCGTTGGCCTATCTTGATCACGATAAGTTTGGTGGCGAAGCATGGTGCAAAGAGGGCGACTGGGTTCTCATTGGTCGTTATGCGGGTGCTCGATTCTCTTTGGAGGATGATCACGAGGTTCGCATCATCAACGACGATGAAGTAATCGGAACAATTCTTAATCCAGACGACATTAAATCAGCATAGGTAAGATCACATGGCCGAAGAAACATTGAGCGAAGCTTTATCTAATCTTGACGATGACAACATAAACCGCGCGGCTTTACCTGAAGATAAGCGTGTTGAGGAAGAGGTTCAGGAGGAATCGACATTCATTGATTTTTCTGAGGAGGAGATGGAAAACATATCTCCTGTCACAGAAGATTCGGTTAGAGAAGAGTTTGATTCTCCTGATACTGATGCAGAACCAGAGCTTACTGAAGCAGAGCGAAGAGCTCGTTCTGCACAAGAAAGAATCAATAAGGCTGTTGGTCAAGCAAAGGAGTTCCAAAGAAGGGAGCTTCAAGCACTGCAATACGCTAAAGAGCTACAAGAGCAAAACGAATCTTTAGCTTCACAACTGCAACAAACGCAAACGTCTACTGCAGAGCAAAGTCTCAAGATGCAGGAAACGTATAGTGATGAGTTTGCCACCCGTGTGGATACTCAAGCTGAAGCTGCCAAGAGACACCTAAAAACAGCGTATGAGTCTGGTGACCCAGAAGCCATGGCAGAAGCTCAGCAACTGCTTGCAAAGGCAGAGGCTGATCGCAATGCGCTTGCTCAGTATCAACGCGACCTTGAGCAATACAAAATTGACTACGCTGCTTGGCTTGAACAGCAAGAGTCCGATCAAGATGTTGATGAAAGCTTTGGTGAACTGCAAAGAGATCAAAGGTTAGCTCATCCATCTTATGGTGGCGGACAGAGCGAAGTTGAATATCAAGAACCATCGCCAAAAGCTCAAGAGTGGGCTAACAACAACGAATGGTTTGGTAGAGACTCTGTTATGACTAACGTGGCCTTTGCCATACATAACGACCTGATACAAAGCGGTATTGACTTAGAATCTGATGAATACTACGCTCAAATCGATTCTCGTATGAGGCAAGAACTGCCAAATAAATTTAACGAGCAAAATTTCGCGGGAGACAACCAAAAACCCGTCCAAACTGTTGTCTCTGGATCGCGCACGACTGGAACTGGACGCAATCAAAACTCTCGTAGATCAGTTGAACTAACGCCAACGGAACAGCAATTAGCTAGAAAACTTGGAGTGCCGTTCAAAGAATACGCAAAACAGAAGATGAGGTTACAGAGCTCATGAACGAAGAAACGACAACACCTGGTTCTAATAGAACGCCAAGGGGCGCTTCTTCACGGTCTACCAAGGCTGCAAGAAAACCATGGACTCCACCTCAAGTATTGGAAACTCCACCTCCTCCTGAAGGGATGCATCATCGTTGGGTGCGAACTCACATACGGGGTGAAGCAGATAAGACTAACGTACACATGAGATTTCGTGAGGGGTACGAACCTGTACATCCAAGCGAAGTTGCAGGCTATGACTTGCCGGTTATCGATGATGGTAACCATGCAGGAACAGTCGGTGTCGGTGGTTTGATGCTTACCAAAATCCCTGAGGAGACTGTGGAAGAGCGAAATGCTTACTTCGCAAAGCAGACTGATCAGCAGATGAATGCTGTCGATAATGATCTGATGCGCGAAGAACACCCTGCGATGCCAATCTCGAAAGAGAGAAAGACGCAGGTATCTTTTGGGAGAGGCAACAAATCAACGTAGCCTCATTTTGATTGTGTTTAACTAGGAGATTCAAAAATGGCTAATCAAGATGCCGCTTTTGGAATGCGTCCAGTTCGGATGATAGGGG